CCACCTTTTGCAGCTTTAGCAGCCTTAGCACCACCCCCACCACTAGAAAATGCCTTTGATAAACCTGATTTAATGTTTTTAAAGACATTTCCAAATCCTGATTTAATTGAGCTTCCTAAACCTTTAAACATACTTCCAAAACCTCCAAGTAATGTGCCAAATTTTCCAAATTTGCCCATTAATTTGCCTATTACTTTACCAAACCCACTACCCTTCATTCTTAAAGCTCTAAACATTACTTTAGGTTTAGTGAGTAAAGTTTTAAATTGTTTTGCAATTGAAGCTTTACCATTACTCCCAATTAAATCCCCCACATTCATTTCATTGGCTTGTTTAACGGTCATTGGGTTCTGGTCTGTACCTAAATCTATTCCTATTGCAGCCTTTGCACCTTGTTTATTACCAAAAGCGAATTTACCTATAGCACTAGCCCCTGAACTAAGTGCATCTTTTAATTTCTCAAAACCAACTAGTTTAATTATAGAAACAGCTCCTACAGTTAATCCTGTTAACCATGGGTTTTCTTTTGTGAAATTTGCTATAGTTTTAACTATTTCTTTAATTCCCTTTAAGGCAGATTTAACATAACCTGGGAGCTTTTTTAGGAACTCTTTTCCTTCTTTACTCATTAAAAAATTAGCCATAGGTTTAATTACCTCTTCACTAATAGCGTCATTTATTACTTTTTTAGTTTTAGTCCATGCTTCTTCAATTGCGTGGACAGATTCTTTTAATTCATGATAAACTGAGATATTTGCTTCTGCTGCTCTTCTTGCTCTATTTTCTGCATCTTCCCTTAATGATACTTGTGAAGTCATAGCGGCAATACCTTTTTCTTGATCTTTAACTAAGTTTTTACCGTTAGATTCCATATCCTTTTGACCACTTAGCATATTGGACATTTCATCAGTACTCATACCTGCCGCTTTAGCTAATGCTTCTTGTTGTATAACGTTCATAGACATGAACTCAGCGGCACCTCCTACCTGTTCTGCTATTAATTTAGCAGCACCAATATTATCACCTTTTAAAGCTAAAGCTCTAGCTTCTTCTAAGTTTAACTGCTTACCAGTTAGTAATTCAGCTTCCATTTCAGCAGCAATAGAATCTTCAAAATTTAAGAGAGATGAAGCCATATCTCTAGCTGCTTTCATGTTTAAACCTAATGCCTTAGATTGGGCTACTGCATTTACTAAAGCTGGTCCTTGACCCGCGAATTGTAATTTAACATATGCTGATTGATCTGCAGATTCTTCTAACAAATCTCTTTGGGTCATTGCAAGCTTATTATTTTTAATGGCAGAGCCTGCTGTTTTTGCCATTTGAGATACTAATGTACCTGCATCTTCTCCACTTTTTTTAGCGAATTTTTGGAATTTTGCTAATGATTCAGCTGACATCCCTGCCATGGTATTCAGTTTAACAAATACTTTTGCAGTGTTTCTACTAAGTTTTTCAGTTGAACCCATTGCGGACATAATACCTTCAATAGATTTTTTAGAAGCAGCTGTGGTAGGGCCCATACCTGCAACTGAACCTGCTAGACTATTTGCTGCTTTTTGAGATATACCTAGTGACCTAGCCATATTTACATTTTCCTCACTAATATTAAAAGCAGCTTGTTCCCCTTGTTTATAAGCATCCCCAACAAATGCAACTGCTTTTTTCATAGCTTTTATAGCTACACCTGCTATAACTAAAGGATCTGTTAAATTTCGAACGATTGCTTTACCTACTACTTTAAGAGCAGCACCCATTGTTTTAAATTTACCTACAAGCCCCAATGACTTTTTATCAGAAACCCCTAAAGCTTTTGCTTTTTCAACAGCAGCTTGTTTAGCTTCTTCCATAACATCTCCTATCCCACTAAAACCTATTTTTTGGGCGGCTGCACCTACACCCTTTAAAGCCATACCTGTTAATCCTATACTTTTATTAATGTTTTTGGATAAACTATTAGCTTTATTAAGTTCTTTAACATAAGCATCATTAGTTGCTTTAACTTTTTTTAATTCTGCTTCTAATGCTTTTGTATCTTTTACTCCATTTCTTCTAGCTATTTCAATTTGAGTTTCTATAGAAGAAATTTTAGCAGTTCGTGTTTGAATTTCTTTAGTAAGATCTTTTAGATTAAAAGCACCTTGACTAGCTTTTTCAAAACTAGTAGCTAAACCTTTAGAAACTTTTGATAAGGAGTTTAAAGAGGATTGAACATCCTTGGCCATAGATTTAGAAACATCAGCACCTTCATTCAATGCTTGTTGGAAAATATCTCCAATTTGAGAAGATATAGATCTTAAAGCATCTTCAATTATTACAGCACTCTCTTGAGCTTGTTTTTTGATGTCATCCGTTTTATCAGCCATTGAATATAATATTATATGTTATAAATATGAAAAGGCATCATTTTTTTGATGCCTTTGTCACATAACTAGGAGTTTTTGAATCTTTTTTGGGTGCTACAGCCCCTGCTTTTCTCATATTTGCTATAGATTCTTCTACTGATGATTTTGAATTTTCTTCACTTTGTTCTTTATAGAATTTACTCATAGAACTATATGTAAAATTTCTAAGCCATATAGGCATATTATACACAGTATGGAAGTCATATCCCCCTTTACCATGAAATATTATATCATGGAGTTGTTGGAATAAATTACTTCTATACTGTTTAGCTTGATCATGCGTCAGGGAAAAAAAAGTTAATACCGATGGGTACCTCCATTTCCCTTTCTTCGCCATTAACAGTTATTGTTGCTTCTAAATCAATATCAGGTTGTATATCTTTCATATATTCCCTAAGTGCCCGAGAGTCTCGGGCTAAAAGATAGTTATCTACAAAATCTCTAATTGTTTTTGGTGTATCATCACCTTCAACAGATACAATTAAATGTTTCATTCTAGTAGATAATTCAGCAGAACTTAATTTATTAATTTTTTTAAGTCCTTTAATTTCTCTTTCTATTTTATTTTCAGTATGACCATCCATTAGTTTAAATACAACATTTGTACCTGTATGGGGTAAAGTAAATGGGAATTCATTTTGACCCTGGACAAATAAACTTTCATTAATTTCTTTATTTTCTAATAAAGATAAATCAACTACACAATCATCACCTTCTAATTCAAATTCATAATCTTTACCATATCCTAAAACACGAGAAGCAATTAATATTGCATTTTTATCACCTAAGAAAAGATCATTAAAATTTACTTTTGTAATAATTAAAGATTGAAGTAGTTTATCTAATACTGTACCATTATTAATAAAGTTTTGGTTAGTAAGAATATCTTCTTCCTTAGCGGTCATATATTTCATTTCAATTTCTCCACTAGCTAAAGGATGATCTTTTGGATAAAGTAAACCTTTAGAAGGTAATTTTATAGTTTCTGTAGGAAACTTATGTTGGACTGGTTGAGGTGGGGCAGGGGGAGATACAGGTATCTGTTGTTGTACTGCTCCGGGTGTTGTTGGGTTTTCCATAAATTTTTATTTGTTATAACTTAATTGTTCATATATAAATATGAATATAAAAAGGGAGTTTGACATAGCCAAGCTCCCTTTAAAAATAATTGCAAAATTGTATTAGTAATTTAATACACAGTAATCCATACCAATAGTAACTGTTAAGTTTTGAGCTGCTGCTTCATTATCCCAGTTATATTCTCCAAATTCTGCGGCTTTAACAAAAGCACCTTTAATAATCCATTCAGAAACGATATCACCTACAGGACCTAAAACATCAATAGTTAAATCTTTTTTATAGAAATCAGAATAACCATTTCTACCTGTTACAGATTCATGATGTAGACGAACCCACTCCATTACGGCTTGTGCTCCTGAAGGAGTGATTGGATCAAACATAGTCATTGTCAAATCATTCCATTTTAATTTACCCTTAACTTTTCTATACGTGTTGATGTGGTTAAGAACAATTTCTTCCTGCGAGAACCCGACTGATGAAATACCCTTAATTGTATACGATGGAATACCGTCTACATACATGATAAATCGATTCTGTACTTTTGGTTCAAAAGCTGTGAAAAATATTTCGTTTGGATCTATTACTGCCATTTTGCTTTATATTATGTTGTTTTGTTATAAATATTAAATTTTTCTTTCTTTATGCTGGGAAAGTAGCTCCAGTTGGTAAAACATTGAAATCTAAGTAAATGAATTCAGCTGTTTTAGTTGGTTGTAGATAAATTTGACCAATTAGCTCATTTCTATCAATTACATCCGATGTATTATTACTATCATCCATAATTACTCTAAAAGCATATAAACCTTGTCTTTGTTGAACAGATTCTAAATATGGATTTACTTGACTTAAGAATGCATTTCTTGTAGCAATAGTATTTTGTTCAAATACTAAATTATCTGATACTTGAGAGATATAAGATTTAAGTTCAATTAATAATCTTCTAACATTTACTCTATCTAAAGCACTTGCTTTAGTTTGTAATGTTTTCTGACCGAATACTACTACACCTGATCCAGGGAATGAAGCAATTGGATTTACTTTACCTTGATACAATGTATCTCTGTTTGATTGTGAGAATTTTCTTTCTGGTCTAACTACAGTAGCTAATCCACCTCTATTTAAACCTGCAGGTGCAAACCATGCTTCTCCTACTCTATCATTATAAGCATAAACTCCTGGAATCATTGTTGAAGCTGGAACCCATACTAATTCTCCTGTTTCTGGACTTGTTGTTTGTAGCCAAGGAGCATAAACTGCTGCATAACTTGAATTATATGCTGAAGCTTCTGCTGTCATAGAGTTAATTGTAGCTCCATAAGTTGAAGCATCTACAATTGCTAATGCATCTCCTCTTTCTTGTACCATATTAATTAATTTGGTAGTTGTAGAAGGAGCAGTTTCAATCATTACACCTGGTATTGTAATTGAATTAAAATTATATTCATCTTGATTTGATAATAAATCAATTGATGTTGTATAATTAGTATTATTTAAACCTTGGATATTTGCAGCTGTAGTAATTTTTTCGTTAAATGCAGCTCCTGCAGTTTCAAAATAAACCTGACCTGTTGCGTTTTCAAATGAACCACTTGCTACTGCTGGGAGTGATGCTGTAAATGCAGATTTAAAATCTCCATTATTATCAAAATATTGAGGAGTTTTTGAGTTTACAGCTGAAACATATACATATCTTGATCTGTTTGGATAAGTACCATTATCTTGAACGTATGGTGTTGTATCACTAGTGTTAACTGTTTTGTAACTATCACCTATTACTTTTGAAATATAATTTGGTGCTGTTGGGTCTAATGATAGGTTAGCGTATGATTCTAATACTGTTTTTTCTGCCGTAGTATCACTACCTCTTCTAATTAATAATGAGAACGTACCTGAAGAAGTGCTAAATCCTGCTACTTCCCATCTTAAGTTATCATCAGAACCTGAAACTAAAGCACCATCAACTTCTGAACCTGAGCTATTCATAATAGTACCTTCACCAAATGTTTTTAATGTAAATGAAGTTGCTACTGCTGCTCCACTACCTGAAATATTTGTTGAAGTTGCACTTGTAAATGATCCAGATACAACTCTAGTTACTAATAGTGTAGTTCCACCATTATTAAAGTAGTTATAAGCTGAATTTGAAGTTAAAAATTCTTGTTGTAAACTTGCGCTTAAGAAAGTTGTTCCAAATGCTTGAGTATATTCACTATATGAAGTTACTAAAGTTGGGATTCCAACAGGACCTTTAACTGTAGGGCCTATAATAGCCGCACCGGCTTGAATTGGTTGTGCTGTTATTGCTGAAAGATCGTTTTCTCTAGCTAATACACCTGGTGATAATAATGTTTCTGCCATTTTATTGTAGATTAAAAATATGTTTTGTTATAAATATTATATTTTTTGTCAAAAATTGAATTAATATAATATTCTTTTATTTTATTTTATTCTACAATACATATGGTATAACCTATTAAAAATGTAATATATTTTGGATTGATTTTAAAACTTGACTAGGTTTAATAGATTTAGTACACTCAAATTGTCTTGGAGTATCTTTATGATCAGGACACCATTCCCAATCACCAGGATTTAACCATTCACGATTAAAACATCCAGTACAATTACCTTCAGGGGTTGAAACTCTTTCACAATCTTTAAATTCTGTATAAGACTCACTAAAACCTGAAATCATTACTACTGGGGTTTTGATAGCCCATGATAACCAAGATAACCCACTACCTACACCTATAAATGCTTCAGCATGTTTTATTTGGTTCATTCGTTTTTCAATTGAAAAATCACCAGTTTCATCAATTACATTTAGTAAAGTTCCTCCTAGTTTTGAATCATGCCATTCATCATTTAAAGGTTCATGTGTAATCATCATTACTTTATATCCTTTTTCATTTAAAACATCAATTACTTTTTGCCACCCTCCAGAATAATTCCAATATTTTGCATGTGCTGAAGCATGGGGAGCTATTACAACATATTTTTCCTCTATAGGGCGACCAGTGTCCAAAAAGTTTATTAAAGGTTTTATTTCTTTATAGTCTAAATTTAAGATTTTAGTTGCTGTTTCTTGTAAGGGTAAAGGTTTAAAATCACAAGGAATTCTTTGAGAGTCAAATGTTTTATTATCATCTTCACCGTTATAAAACCACCCAATACCATACATAGCATATAAATCAGGAACGGAATCTCCTGGATTTACAAATTCTAGTTCAGGATATAAATTTTCAAACCATTTATTTTTAAAAGTAGAAACAATAGTCTTACATTTATGCTGTTTTTGAAATTCAAGTACATATGGAAACCATGCTAACGTATCACCAATAGCATCTGAATCTAAATGGATGTATATTCTTTTATTTTCAGGGTTATAGGTATGTTCAAATACTAATTCATTATTTTTAATATCATAAACTTTAATTTCCCAACGAATAAAATATTTTATATTAGTTCTAGTCCACATATTATTACTAATAACTGTATCATGAACTATTTCATTAGTATCTAGATTTTTTATTATAACCTTATATTTTTTATCTTGTTTACCTAAAATTTCAATAAAAGCTCCTTCAATAAAATTAACATTAAAAGTATTAGAGGGAACTTTAATAGGTAAATTTAAATTTTTTATAGAGTTATAAGTATTTATTAATTCTTGTTTCATAACTTAAAATTGTTTATATATTTCTAGTAATTCAATTGTTCTATTTTCCCAACTAAAATCTTTTCCAGTTTGAATAGAATTATTTACATATTTACCCCAATTATTTAAAATATCATTTAACCCATCATTCATATCAAATATATTACGGGGGGCTCTCCACAAACCGTGAAAATCTGTTTCCATTTCAATCCACCCTATAATAGGTAAACCACAAGCTGCAGCTTCTAATAGTGTAAGATTTGGATGTCCTGCTTCTAATTCTGATGGGTGGAGGAAAATATCATGGTCCCAATAAATTTTTCTTAAGTCTTTATTATCAGGTTCCCAAATAAAATTTAATTTAGGATAATTTAAAACCCATAAATTTTCATTTATCCAATTTTGGTTATTTTTAGGTCCTACAATAGTAATAGGTAGATTATTTAATATAGCTAAACCAACCCCATAGGAAAATCCTTTCCTATCATGTCCATTTTTACCACCCATACCATTATTAGCTAACATTAATAATTTAGGTTCATTCGGAGTTGGTTTATTATAAATGGATGGAAAAAATTCATCAGTATTTACACCATGAGGAAAATATATACATTTAGGATGATCAAAATAATTAACTAACCATTTAGCGGGCATTAGGGAAATTAATGAGCCTTCAATTGCTTCTAAATTTTCTTTAAAAGTAGCAGATTTTTTACCATAATATTTTACATGATGATCATGTAATTGGTAAATATAAGGAATTCCTCTATTTTTTAACCCAATTGCTAAATTAGCTACGTGGCAGTGAACTATATCATATTCCCCAGGATTAATAAAGTTTTGTAGCTTATGAGTTGAATCATGACCTAATTTTATTTGGTTTTTTTCAAACTCCCATATAATTTTTTCAATAGCTCCCCAATTTTTTGGAGGTATAGCTAATCCACAAGCTGGGTCTACATGGCATATTTTCATAGTGTTGCGTAAATTTCGGGACTATTTTCGTCCATTCCTTTAAATTCTTGTTCAATAATACTAAAACCTGGAAGGTGTTTAGTGTAAATTTTATCAGCTGTACCTACTTTTAGGTTAGCTACATTACATACCCACATATCAAAAGCATCCCATTTAGTATTTTTAATTTTATTTTGAATAAATTCAAGTTTATTATTATTAATTAAATATGATTGAGCTGGAATAAACGGTGTTACATCTGTATAAATATCTTCTATTTTAGGTCCATTTAAATTACGATTATTAAACGGGTTACCAAATCCAATTATATCCTGATCGTTTTCTTCTGATAGTCTATTAAAACGGTCTAATGCTTGTCTTAATTCACTAAAAGGAGAATCTACAATTACATCACCTTCAAAAATTAAAACATAATCATAATCTTTATTATCTTCAGCTAAAATAGCATCTGTATGTGCCTTATAACAC